GCTTTCATGAACAATATAGGTTTTAAAGATCAAGTGCGGCATTGATAAGGCCGATTCCTGATGGTCGTTTGGTTCGTGGTGAATCTGGGTAGCTCCCAGTTTAAGAAGTTCGACTCTTCTTACCAACCGACTTAATCTAAATACATATATTAAATAATTAGTCAATTTTTGTTGTGTAATAATTACATGTAGTTATAAAATTTATGATGTGGCTATTAAGACTCTAAAGCAAATTGAGACTAAATGGATATTGATGGTTCTTCACTATCACAGAGGAAATAGAACTCTAACCGCAGAAACACTTGGAATTAGCATTAGAACTCTTAGATACAAAATTGATGAATATTTGAGGTTAGGTTATCCAGTTCCTACAAATCATACCTCTGTTAGTTTAAAAGATTTTCAGCGTAAAAAGAAATATCTTGATAGAGTTTACTAGTAGCCGCTTTTAACTAATAACAACGACAAACGTTTATTAAACAATAAATCCCATGGAGACATGGGAGAGCGGCTACACCTTTTGTATGTTCTGTACATGCGAACAATCGTTCTAAAAAATAGTACGATATTTGATTTGGTGCGGGAGGAAAGAATCGAACTTTCGCCGCTTGTCTAGCGTCCTATGACCAGCCGCTCTACCACTAAGCTACAACCGCAAATCAAAATTACATGTTTACGCATCGCATTTCAATGGCTTCGTAAAATCAATTTTAAGCGATTATTTTATCTCTGTGCGGTCTATGGTTGTTTTTATCAAACAAATCGTTTTCTACCGTATAAAACCCACTCCAGAATTTAATCTAGTGTTCGTTTTCAGGCTCAGTTTTTACAAATACACGTCCAACCAGACTTTTGACATCTTCTTGACGCACAATGTTTAATGGTTTTGGAAGTTCGTGCTTTTCGTTTAGCTTTCCTGCTTTGGAAAGTCGCATCACAGATTCTGTGAGATCACGAGCTTGTGCAACAAAGATTCCACGTTGATCTTCAGACGCGCATTGGCAAATGCTAGACCAGCCGCCCATTTGTTGAACGACAGTCCAGCCAAGTTCTCCCAAATACAATTTTGCACTTTCGGAGTTATTGTGACCAAATTTTGCAATTGAATCCCAAATTTTATTGCCCATCTGCCTTGGAATATCGCTTTCGACATCAGCAGGTCGAATGATTGAAACAAGTACAGCAGGAAGCGGAAAATGCATGTTTTTAGGATTGTTTCGATAAGTTTTGATTGCTAATTCAAGCTCTTTTTCAGTCAAAACTTCCAAATCTTCAACCATCATGCCAATTGCTCCTACGCTGAATTGTCGGCCATAAAGCTCTGCAAGTTGCCTGATTTTTGTAATAATAAATTCCTGTTTGTTCATAATTTTCCTTCTTTCGCTAGTTTCATTGCTTGATCGAACGATGCGTTTTGTTCTTCAGTTTTTTCAAATTGCCTTACCTGAACGCTGGTTACTGCTTGCCCACGCTGCCATTGCGTATGCATACCTTCAGCGTTTTTAAGCAATGCCCCGATTGGATGTTGATTTTTCAAATACCATGAATCGTTGTGGGTTAAATAAAATTCAATAACAGCAATCGTGTCTTTGCCAAGACGCGCAACAAGTTGCTTCAACTGAGAATTTATTGTTGCATTGCGTACTGGTTCAACGCCATAGCGTTTAAAAAACGAATCTCGGTAACTCAACCATGGCGAAAGCTCTGGATAAATTAACGCATTGCTCGAATTGTCTTTTTCTTTTTCTTGTTCCTTGTCTTTATCCTTTTCCTTATCCTTGTCTTTATCCTTAGCACCTTGTAAGGAGCTTATAAGGGGCTTACAAGCCCTTAACTTTTCAAGCCTTGAAATTACACTTTGATGGACTCTGTTTTGTGGATTCAGTGTGCCATATTGAAAATCAACAAAGGATGGAAGGTAAATTTTGGATCTAAAAATCTCGATTTTATCTCCTAGATGCTGCTCCAAGTCTTTCAACGTAATTTTCTCTCCGACTTGGTATGACATAAGTCCTAAATTGATGTCCCAAATTCCAGCGTGATCGCAATTGTCGCAAAGATAAATCCAAACTAATTTCATCTTCGTTGGCATATCGCTGAAACTTGATTTTGCCCATTTGCCTGTATCTGTGAATCTCTTAGACATATCAATCAACCACTTTCACTTTTATTTGTTTTGATTCCTCAAGACTCAACAGCTCATCGTAAGCAATTACAAATTCTCTCTTTAAACCAGTACCAGTTTGTTCGTAGAGTGAAATTAATGCTTGATGTGTTCCTATTTGTTCAGCAATCCATTGTTGTTTAATTTTCAAATTCTCTCGTCTTAAACGAAAAAATTGATACCTTTTTATCGTGACTGTTTCCATTTGTTCTCCTATTTGCAATCATCGTATATATAAGGTCATTGATTTGTCAACCAAGTTAGGTAAAGTGGATTCAACGGAGAACTCATTGCTCATAAATAATGCAATGTGATATAATTTTATTATGGCAGATAACGATGGTGCTAACAGGTTTAGCCCACGCGAAGAAGCTTTTATTTTTCACTATGTTAGGACTGGAAATGCTAAACAATCCTATCAAATAGCTGGATATAAATGCACTGAAGCATCTGCTTATGAACTCGGCTCTCGAATGTTGAGAAGGGTTGATATTTTAAGAGAAGTTGAACGCCAACGTCAAGAATTAAAGGCTGCTAAGAAAATTGATCTCCAGTGGTTTGTTGATCGTCTTACACGAGAGATAAACTTTGATCCAGGTGAAGTCCTTGAAGTAGGCAATGGTGATCTAAAAGTCAGACAAGAAATAGGTCGAAAAAAAGCTCTAAAATATTTTGAAGGAATGTCTTTCTCGTCATCTTCAGGTGAAGGTGGTGACTCATACTCAGTTAGTTTCAAAAATAAAGACACGTTAGCTAGAATGAAATTTTTAGCAGAATTGTTGGGGTTAACAGGTGATAAACAGGGAACTAATAAACCAGACGCAGAATCTCTCGATTCAAAACTTTTGGAGTCTCTACAAAAACACTCCAAAGGAACTCAAGAACCGACTGATAAAGGCTAGATGTGCTACAGACATTGAACTATTCACTTCGTTGTTTTTTCCTCATTACGCTACCCGTTCGTTTAATCAGTTTCATGTCGATTTTTTCGAAAATACTAAATATGGTGAAAGGTCATTTAGACGTGCAAGTGCCGCGCCTCGTGGCTCTGCGAAGTCAACGCTCGCCACTCTGGTCAAGCCTATTCACGATGTATGTTACGGACTCGAACAATTCATTATCATCATTTCAAACACAGCTCCCTTGGCAGATCAGAAACTTAAAGACATCAGGGCTGAAATATTATCTAACGATTTGCTCGCTGATGTTTACGGAGTCAACTTTCCTCGTAAAAACCCAGGTGAAACACAATTTATCATCAATTCTGATGAGGGTTCGTGCATGTTTATGGCGTTTGGCCGTGGCGCACAAGTCAGAGGTGTTAGGTACGGAGCGTACAGGCCATCAAAAATTGTTTGTGATGACGTGGAACACTCCGAAGAAGTTTATAACGAACGTATTAGGCACAAAACAGAAAATTGGTTTCAAGAAGATGTCACAAAGTCAGGAAATGAACATACCAATATCGAGTTTGTTGGAACAATCCTTCATAAACAAAGTCTTTTATCAAAACTTGTAATTAATCCGTCATACCGTACAAAGAAATATCAATCAGTCATCTCATGGGCTGAACGCCAAGACTTATGGAACAAATGGGAGAAAATTTTCACTAATTTAGATAATCCAAACAGATTAGAAGACTCAAATCAGTTCTATCAAGACAATGAAGCTGAAATGCTTAAAGGAACCAAGGTTCTTTGGCCTGATAAAGAACCGTATCTCTATCTCATGAAAGAAATGATTGAGATTGGAAAACGATCATTCTTTAAAGAGAAGCAAAACGATCCACTTGGAAATGAAGACAAGATTTTCGAGAATGTTCACTGGTATATCGAACGAAAAGAAGGATTATTTGTTGAATCGACTCAGACGCTTATTCCATGGAATGAATTGAGCCAATGTTTTGGCACTCTTGATCCGTCTACAGGCCAAACTAAGTCTAAGAAAGGGAAGCTTGGCGACTTTACCTGTATTTTGACGGGGTATTACCACTACAACAGCAAAAGGATATTTGTGCATCACGATTGGACTAAGCGAGCAGCTCCAACAGTATTTATTAAAGAAATCTTTGAAAGCCATAATAAGTTTAAATATACGAGATTTGGTGTAGAGGAAAACTTGTATAGAAATCTTTTACTTGAGAACATTAAAACTGAAAAGCGTAATCGTGAGAAGTTGCAAGATGGTAAACTTATTGACATCGAATTTCAGCAAATCATTCAAACTGAAAACAAAGAGGGTAGGATATTTGCACTAGAACCAAAAGCAGCCCATGGTTACATTGTATTCAACAGAGCGTTATCGGTTGATTTCAAGACTCAGTTAGAGGAATTTCCACATGCAGACCATGACGACTGCCCTGATGCACTGGAAATGCTATGGTCTATGGTGCATAATAGGTATTCTACTGGAGTCGTAGCAGGAAATATGGGTAGCAGCCTTGGAATGTAGCTACCATTAGATTTAAACAGGGTTTAGGATAGTTTAAAAGGGGATCGCATGGCTTTTTTGAAAGAAATGAGAGATCGGTGGCAATCTTGGTCACGCAGTGAGCGTAATCAAAAAATGACCGATAACCGTTTAGGTTACATTGAGAAAAATCTTAACCTTGATTCGCCTATGTTTCGTGAAGGCAATCTTGAACTGTACGATGCCTACTACGAGTCACGACAATATTGCGGTATGCCTAAATGGACTGAGACACAAAATACTCAGGGCGGTTATCGCAAGGTTAGGGAACGCTCCCCTCTCATCATTTACTCATTGCCTAAACTAATTGTTAGTCGTCTGACTGCAAAGCTTGTAGGTGATAAGAACTTTCCTAAGATTAAGGTAGCTGAAGACCCTGATGCTGAAGCATTTTTTAATGCTATTTTGAAAGCTTCTAAGCTTCAGATGCGTATTGCTGAACCGATTAGACGAGGATTAGCTGCTTCAAGCGTATTCATTCGATATTACATGTCTGATGGCGCATTTAAAATCGAATGGTGGTGCTCAAAGTATTGCTATCCAGTGTTCCAAGACAATGGTGATTTGAAACAAGTAAATATTGTCTATTGTGCTCCAAACGAAGACGAATTGGATGACATGGGACAACCAAAGAAATATTGGTATCGAATCTACCTTGGGATGGAACGAGACATCATTTTCAAGCCTATTCCAATGCAAGAAAACTGTGAACGTCCTGAATTTCCAGACGATGAGGATGATGTTGACCCTGAAGAAATGGGTATGTGGGAAGTTGAGAATGAAGTTGTACATGGATTTGGATTTGTTCAAGGTTCATGGTATCGAACACTTGAAAAACGCGATACTCCAGACGGTTATTCACTCATCGAAGACGTTTTAGGATTCTTTGATGAAGTGAACTATTCAATGTCTCAAAGTTCTACTGCCGTATCGTACAATCAAGACCCACAAATCATTTTGAGTAAGATGCAAGAGGATGACATCAGTAATCTAGTCCGTTCATCTGCAAAAGCATGGAATTTGGGCAAAGAAGGCCAAGCTTCATTCCTTGAGAGCGGTTTGGTAGGTGTCGAACGAGCTGTTGAATTACGAGACAAGATGCGTTTGAACATTCAAGACATCACTCGCGTTGTAATGCTCGATCCAGAGAAGATGGTAGGTTCTGCACAATCTGGTAAGGCAATGGAAGTATTGCATCAGCCGTTTGTAGAAGTGATTTATGAACTAAGACCAAGTGTTGAAAGCTTAATCACAGAGATTCTACAAAAGCTTGCTGTAATGGTCATTATGACTGAGAAGCAAGGGCTTCCAATTCCAATTACCATGCCTCCAGGCTACCAGTTAAGTTCTCTAAATTTTGAATTGATATGGCCTCCAGTGTTTGCAATGACAATGCAAGACTTGAAGGACAAAGTTTCAGTAGCTAGTGCTGCGACTGCTTCAAATTTGATGTCACGAGCAACTATGACTAAATGGCTTGCTGATGATTTCAATGTAACTGATGTTGAAGCAGAAATTTCTATGGTTGATACACAAAAAGTCATTAACCCATTTGGAGGATTCTAATGAGCTTGAAATATAAAGGTTTGAGAATGTTGGCAAGTGCTAGAGGTGCTGTGAATAACTCACTAACCAGAAAAACAGCTGCAAAAGTTGGTTTTCTAGCAGGTGGAGCTATTGCAGGAGCGGCTGTAGGTAGTCAAATGGCTCAACCTGGGCTTAAAAAAGAAGGTGCTCGTAGTGGAGCGATTACTGGCGCAGTAGTCGGTTCATTGCCAATCGTAGGAAAGCCAATTGCTAAAGTGATCGGACGCGGTATTGCACATACTCCAGGCATTAAAGAAGCTGGTAAAAAAGCAAACATGATTTTTAGGCGTATTCGTGGTCGCATTGTTCCTATTAGAGCAAAATGAGTAAACTAAAGAGACTTTCAGACATAGTTAAAGCAATTGCTAAGTCGGACATCTCTGGAAATATGGTTAAAAGTGCTAGTGCAGGATTAAAGAATTACACAAATAAAATAGTAAACGCTCGTGGAAGAGGAATTAGATTTGCCAGAATAAATGGAAGAATAGTGCCAATTAGACCGAAGAAATAGGAGCGATCATGAAAAAATTTGTTAAAAAAAACGGTAAGATGGTCGCTGAAGACAAGGTTCATAAAGTGATGCACGAGTACAAAGTTGGTTCGCTCAAATCATCTTCTGGTAAAAAAGTTACTAATCGAAAACAGGCAATTGCAATCGCTTTGTCGGAGAAGAAAAAATATGGCTAATGTCACTTTTCGCCGCATCAAAGGAAGGATTGTTCCGATCAAGAGTGGATCAGACAAATCTAACGCTGAGAGAGCGGCTAAAGTAGGCATTGGATCGGCTGTGACTGGTGCAGCATTAGCGGTTAAATCTGACAAATTAGCTTATGAGATTCAAAAAAAAATAATCTCACTTGATAGTAAAAATGTCAGGCCATTTAAAAGTGCTAGAAGCGAAAGATTACTTAATCAGGCATTTAGAAAGAAATTTCCCGATGCGATTAAACGCGCTGGAAGTCCTTTAATGCGTTTAACTAATGAAACAAAGAATAGTTTTTATAGTCCATGGCATCATTCCATTTTAGTTAAAGGACGAGACTATGGGGCAGCATTACATGAGCTTGGACATGCTGAAGCGATCACAAAAAAAGCATTTTCTCATAAGCTTCCAGATAAAATGGGTAAACCATTTTTCGATCTAGGTTACAAGTTAAAGGCTGGTTCAATTCAGAGAACGATGGCTTACAAAATGGCAGATTTTTCTCAAGATGTAGGAGTATTGGCCGCTGAAACAGATGCTTGGAGAAGGGCTTTTAAGTCAAAAGTTCCAATGCCAATAAAAAAACAGATGTTTAAAGGTGCTGCATTTGGAATCGGTGCTTATGCTACTCATCCAGCAATAAAAGTTGCTAAAATTGGAGCCATAGCTCTAGGTGCTTCTTTGATCTACAAAGGATTGAAGCCAAAGGAGAAGAAATAATGGATTTGGGTGTAACATTTAGAAAAATTAGAGGAAGAATCATTCCATTTCGTACCAGCAGACAAGTGGGAGGTATCGCCTACAAATCTGCCGCTGAAAAATTGATTAAGAAGAACCGTGAGAATGTTACTCCACATAAAGGATACCAAGCGGCTGCATTTGGAGTAAACGTGGCTAGTGGTGTTCTTGCTGGACTCACAGCATTTTCTAAACCAGCTATTTTCGGTGCTGCGTTTGCTGCATCATCAGGATTAGATGTTGCGTCAGGTGCTTTGAACGTAAAATCATTCGCTGGTAAAGATAATTTAAGGAATAGAGCAAAAGGTATTCTAAAGCACGAAGTCATAAACAATGCTGCTGGTTATACAGCATTTGCTGCAACAATTTTAGGCTCTGCTAAAGGCAGAACAAAGCTATTTAGGATTGCCGTAACATCTCCTAGAAAGATAGGAAGACTTCCCACAACAGCTATGAATATCGGATTACATGGCACAAAAATTGCTCGTGTATATGGTAAGCTTGCATTACGATATGGGAAAAAATTTATATGAGTGAAATTAAATTTAGACGTATTCACGGCAGAGTCATTCCTATTGGTAAGAAGAGACAAGAAGATATTATCAAAGGAACTGTTGCTACCACTGCTGGAGCAGCAATCGGAGTAGTTGCAGGTAATAAATCTGCTGAAATGCTCCATCAATCGGCTAATCTTGCAAATGAAGCAAGAAAACTGGCTAAATTATCTAAAAAAATCACTGTTAACACTCCTACTCAGGCAGCATACAAAAGGTATTTTGCTAAACGTGTTATTGGCATTGGTGTTCAATCGGAACAGCTGAGACGATCATCAAAATTGATTAAGCATGGTGGTCTAGCGTTATCATCAGCAATTATTGGAGCAGGTGTTTCAAAACTTGTGTCTGATAAAGATAAAAAGAAATCTGAGACTAAAAAGACATTGGCATTTATTGGTGGTGCAGCAGCATCGTTCGCAGTTCAACACGCTTTTCTAAGAGGTGTTGGAAACAGAGGATTTGCACCATTAAAAATGGCTATAAACAAGATTTTGAAAGTTAAATGAGCTTCTTTTCTAAAGTTGATGCACTTGGTATAGCTGAAAAGCATATTCAAAAGGTTTACAACCTTGAAGAAAAGGAAGCTAATTATCTCATAAGACAATATAAGGGAATCAGAACAGATTTGCGTGATCGTCTTGAGTCCATGCCTGAAGATACATTCAATACTCAGCGTCTAAAAATTGTTATGCATCAGGTTAATGCAGCAATTAACGCACAAGAAAAGAAAATGAAGCAAAGCATACAAGATAGTGGTGACATTATGGCACTAGAAGGTGTCGATGATCTTGTAAAAGAAATCAATTATTTTGAGGAAGAGTTTAATGCTACTCCACAATCAATTGATGTGAACTCTGCCGCAATTGCTTCTGATGCAAACAATCTTTTGATTAGCAAATACGATGAAAGCATTAGTGCGTATTCAGCCGATCAAAAGGAACGAATTTCTAAATTACTTACTCAGGCAGTAGTTGAGGGTATGCCATATTCTGAAGTCGTAAAAAAACTTGGTGAATATCAACTTGGTGAAGAATGGAAGATACAAAGACTAGCCAGAACTGAGCTTCATAACATATACTCTCAAGGAAAACTCATGGGTATGAGAGAAGTAAGAGATTCAGATATGCCTGATTTGAAAAAGGCTCTTATGCATCCACTAGATGCTAGGACTGGGGCAGATTCTAAATATTTAGCCGACTTGAACCCTATTATGGAACTTGATGAGCCATTTTCATACAAATGGAAAGGCTCTATCAGGACTTTTATGACTCCGCCAGATAGACCAAACGATAGAGCAATTCTAATCCCGTATAGGGAAGAATGGGGAAGTGACAATGGTGCCGCTTTCTTGACAGTAAACGCGAAAAAACGACGCTCTGCTTGACAGGGCGAATAAAATAAGGAGAATGTGATATGTCTGTACAAGGTCAGGAACCAGTAAATACGGAAGAGAAGCCAAAGGTTGATCCAGCGGCAGCTCAAGCAAGTCCCGCAACGGAACCAGCAGCTCAGGAAGCTGATGATGACTCGTGGGATGACAAAACCAAGGCTTATATAAAAAAGCTTCGGGATGAAAGTGCTAAACATCGCACCAAGGCAAAAGAGTTAGAGACTCAATTTAGCCAAATGAATGCGAAGTTTGATGGATTGCAAAAGGGATTAAAAAGCGCATTGGGCATTGAAGGTGAAGATGATTCTCCTGAAGAGAAGATTCAGATGCTTCAACAAACTAATGAGGCTGCGGTTTTCGAGAGTGCTGTTTTAAACATCGCTTTAGAAAATGCAATTCCTTCAGATCAAGTATCGTATCTGAAATTTTTGATTGCCGACAAAGCAGGTTCTTTGGAGGAAGGTCAAGAGATTGATGAAGAGATGCTCTCTGAAATCGTCGGCAAGGTAAAACTTGTAGGCGGTAAACCGAAAGGTGCTGCATCCAGTGTCACAGCAACCAAAACGCCAGATAATGGTGGAGCGGCTGCATCAATGACTGTCGAGCAATTTGCCAAGATGACCTTGAGCGAAAAATCTCAGTTATTTCAAAAAAACCAAAAACTTTACGATGAGTTGATGACTTCAGCTCGTGTAAAAAAACTAATTTAGGACGTAAGAAAGGAATAATTTATGTCTACGACTCTTCCAGCAGATTTCGCGTTTCAGCCAAAAGTATGGCTGCTTACTTTGATAGAAAATTGGTTTGGGGTGCTCTCGCAATGCGCGTTAGTGACCTTGAATCTAAACCAGGTACAACCATCAATTTCCCTTATTTCAAGGCTATTGGTGATGCAGAGGAGCCAAGTGCTTCAGATGCCCTTCAAGTTGACAAACTTCAAGACGACTCATTCAGTTGCGTTGTTAAAGAAGTAGGTAAAGCTGTTGGTATCCGTAAAGCAGCACTTATGACTTCAGCAGCACAACAAGACCGTATTTTCTCTGAAGTTCAGAGCCAAATTGGTCGCGTTCATGCAGAAAAAGTCGATAAAGACTTGATCGCTGAAATCAATACCTCTGGTAACTACATTGATGGTTTCGTTTCAGCATCTAACTCTGAAACAATGACCATCAAGCGTTTGTTGCAAGGCAAAATCGGTGGATTCGGTGACAAGCATGAAGATGCTGTTGCTGTTTACATGCATAGCCAACATTTCCTTGATCTTATGCAAGATTCATCTGCTGGTTTCTTACAAGCTACAGCAAATGATCCATTTCAAGGTATTGGTGGATTCCAAGGACGCTTGCTAGGTATGGCTCTTATCGTTTCTGATACTTGCCCGCGCCTTGCAGACATCGGTGGTAAACGTGCTTATGGCGCGTTTGTTATGAAGCCAAATGCATACGGTATTGTAACCAAACAATTGCCTGAAGCTGAATATGACTACGACATGTTGCATCGTGAACATGTGTTTTCAGGAACTCAGTGGTACGGCGTAAAAGCATTCCACGCAAAGATCAACGCACTTGATTATAAAATTGCGCGTTTGAATGTTGTTACACAATTGGCTCCATAAGAAAGGAAATGAAATAATATGAGTGCTCAATCAATGGGTAGAACCCCACATGTAATGCAAATTCTCCTTGGCAACATCACTGCTGATGCCGAGGCAAACTATGCAGTGTTGAACAGAAAATCAAAATTGCTTCGTGCATATTTGGTTAATGCTGCAACATTGGCTGAAAGTGGATCAAACTATGTTCTACTTCAGGTAAAAGTAGGCTCTCTCGTTATCGCTTCTGGCGGTAACTTCACTGGTCAAGGTGCCATCACTGTAGACGTGCCAAAAGCATTGTCTGTAGTGTCTGGTTCCGAGATTGTGGCAGAGTTGTCACCAATCAAAATCAATTATGACGAGACAGGCGCAATCGGCCTGACTAACGCCATTTTGATGCTTGAGTGGGAGCCAATCCAGTCGGCATAACCGACAGTCGCGTTCTCCGTTCCTACCCATAACCAATAAAGAGTAAAATCCTTTGTTGGTTATGGGCTAGGTTTGGAGTTATATTGTTTCAAAGGAGAACGAAACAATGAGTGTAATGTCACGAAGGAGACTGTCTAATGTCAAAAAAACAAAAGAGATCAAGCCGAAAGGCAATGTTGAACAGAAGCAGGAACAAACAAGTTCTAGCAATGTTTATGGAAGCTCAAAAGAGAGCTTGGATCAGAAGCAATATCCCAAGCGTAAAATAAAGGAATAAAATATGGCCTTTTCAACCGAGGAAAAACAAAAAATTGTTCGTGTACTTGGTTGGCCTTATGGAGTCATTGTTACTACTTCTCTTGATTATAACAATGTCGTTAACACGAAGTTATCCTCCACAACTACCGACTCAGAAGAGGCTACAAGGCTTCTTTTGAGTCGATTAGATTCACTAGATACACAATTAGAAAAAGCTTTATGTAGAACCGCTGCCACTCAGGTGGGTGACATTAAGATGAACGCTGATGAGATACCTACTTTAAGGCGTGAACGTAAACGAGTCATAATGGAATTGAGCGAATTTCTGGGCATTGCATACATTTCCAATATTGGAAGCGGTATGAGCAATGTTTGTGTGTAATGGAAAATTGCAACTTAATAGAAGATTTGAAGGATTGCGTAGATGATATTCTCGGCATTCGAGATCAAATTGGGGCTGTCTTGGATCCTGTATATTTGGTTACTAGGACATGGATCGGTGCTCGCCCTGGAGACGGAAGTTTCATCGACTCGGAAGTGCAAGTTCTACCTTCTCCTTATATTGTGGATTTGTCTCATAATCTCAACATTAAGGAGTCAGGAAGTATAAAACAGGGTGATATTTTGCTCAAAAATGTGTCAAAAAATTCATATCAAACTGAGGGTATTCTTGACGGTTCTTCGGATGCCAAGAATATAGAAAAACTATATCGAATTGGCGAATACCTTTACCAAGTAATCAAAATAAAGAATAATTATGTTACATGGGACATTCAAGTTAGACGTTTAAGTGATCAGAGGAGATAGTCATGAAATTTATTCGCAAAAATGGTCATATTATTCCTATTAAAGATAATGGTGAGAGTAAGCGCTACGGTGCGAAGAGAGAATTACCAAAAGAAAAAAGACTTTACAAAGAAGGAGCTATTGCTGGAGCTATTGCGGCAGGAGCGATGACAATTGGTATTGAAAGAAAAGTATCATCTGCTGGTTCTAAATTAAGTAAAATTCAGCAATTAAAATCATTAAAACCTACTCTTAGTTTTGGTAAGTTAGGATCATTAAAAGCACTAGCATTTGGGGCTGCTATTGGAGGGGTTTTAGGTGCAACAGCAAAATATTATAAACGTGGAAAAGGCGAATCAATGAAGCAACTAGCAAAAAGAGCTTCAGGAAATGATTATAAAAAAAAAGGTAAATCGAGCGTTTAATGCCAACAAAGACGATTGATTTAAAAGATTTTTCTAAAGAGCTTAAAAAATGGACTGAGAAGAACGCTGCATTGGTACGTCAAGTTAGTATTGATGAAGTTCATGCCGCTATTCCAAGATTAGTCGAAAAATCTCCTATTGATACTGGTTTGTATGCTCAATCATGGGGTACTGACATTGATGAGGAAGCGGGATTAGCAACAATCGGTAATTATGCTCCTCATGCTGGTATTATTGAGAATGGAGCTAGACCATTTACGCCACCAATTAAGCCTTTGCTTGCATGGGCTAAACGAGTGCTACAAGACCATTCACAGCCACCAAATTACTCAGATGATGTATGGAGATTAGCCAAAGGAACTCAGAAAGCTATTGCTGAGAGAGGTTTAAGACCGCAGCATATTATGGAAAATGAGATTCCAGTCATTATGGAAAACATCTTAAAGAAATTACGAGGCACGAGTGAGTAAAGGCATTATTCAAAGCATGAAAGCTCTCAAGTCATACCTGGAAACAGCTATGCCTGATCTTAAAGAAGTGCTCGATGAATGGCCTGAAGCTAATGAACAGCTTGAATATCCTGCGTTATCAATGATGCAGGGAAATCCACAATACACGAACATGTTTCCAGAGTTTCTAGCTAAGACTGACTTAGATGATGATAAGTTGACGACTTCTGACTGGGTTGTAGGAATGTGGGATTGGAAAGTTCAGCTCGATCTTTGGTGTGGTTCAAAAACAGAGCGTAATGATCTATCGGATAAGTTGTTTCAGGCTTTAAATCCTGATGTAGTAAATCCTGATGGCGTTAAAAATGGATTGGGATTACAATTGGCTGATTACTACAACATTTGGGCTAGATTCGATATTGCAGATCAAAGGATTGAAGATAGTGAAGTTGAAAGTCAGAGAAGAGAATGGCGTATTCAATTCACTTTATTGGCTAATGTAAGACAAGTTGTATCAAGGACTGATTCTGGAATAGAAACTATTGAAAATGGGCTTTTAATAGTTGATAATATTCCAAGTAGCTAACATGAGGAGATAGAACATGGGAATTTTTAGATCAACAGACCCTACTACGTTTGACGATGTAGATGGTATTATCATCAATGAATCTGCACCATCACCAAACATTTCTGGAGTAGCAAGTAACATTGCAATTCTCATCGGATTGTTTCAACGTGGATCGCATGATCTAGTTGAAATGGGTTCTATCGGTGAAATTCATGAGAACTACGGAAAATCTACCGCATCAGGAAATCAATCTCTCAAAAATAAAAAATTTGGACGTTTGAAAATTGTAAGAGTTGAAGCGACTGGTTCTGCAAAGGCAGCCGACACCTTGGAAGATTCAGGCTCAGTAGCTACAATTACTTTTACCGCTAAATACAAAGGTGCTTACGGAAATAGCATCAAAGTTAAAGTAGAAAACGGTTCAAGTTCAGGTAAAAAATACACGATTCAGGATGACAATTCTGGAGCTGTATTGCCGACTGAAGTTTATGACAACGTGCTTATTACAGCCGCAGCAACCAAGCTTGCTGGTTCTAAATTGGTCGATGTGAGTGTTCTTTCAACCGCTGGAGAGCCTGTTAACCAATCGTTTACTGCTCTATCAGGTGGTTTGGAAGGTACTGCATCAGACGCAGATTACCAGGCAGCAATTGATAAATGCCAAGTTGAACGTGCTGGTAACTTTATTTTCTTAGATGTTTACAGCGCAGCTCGTAGAGCATCATTGAAACAACATGCCGCAGATATGCCAGATAAAATGGTCATTCTTGCAGGAGATGAGTCTCAGTCTGTTTCGGCAGTAATCACTGACGTTGCAACATACAGAGATGTTGATGGCCGTATCATATATGCTTTTCCATGGATCAAATCGACCATTGATGGAATTGATACTTTCGTGTCACCTGCATCATTTTACGCATCAGTTCTTTCACAAACTGCACCAAATATTGATCCAGCGTATGCTAAGAACTCACAATATTTGTCTGGAGTTTCAGGACTCAAGATTGCGCTTAATAGAACAAACTACATTAACCTTAAAGACGCTGGAGTTAGCGCATTTGAGATTGATGAAGATATTGGAGCAAAAATTAAATCAGGTATCGTAACTCAGATTTCTGACAGCTCTAAAATCATGGTGTTCCGTAGACGTATGGCTGATTATCTCACAGATTCAGTCGCACGTTTCTTGAAGAACTATCAGAACGCTCCAAACACTAAAGAAAATCGCACCGCTGTAAAAGCAGCAATGCTAAGTTTCATTGAGTCTCAAGAGCAAGCAGGTATCTTGCCTAAAGATTCTGAAGTTCAGTCGGGATTGGCTAAATTGGTCGATACTGAGAGCTTGAACACTAACGATTCAATTGCGGCAGGATTCTTCAAGATTCTATGGAAGCAAAGAATTTTCAGCTCGATGAGATTCATTGTTATCCAGGCAGAAATCGGCGAATCAGTCGTTGTAACGGATCAAGGATAAGGGAGATAAAACATGAGTGCATCTATCAGGGGTCATAGTGGGCAAATTAAATTCTTCAAAGACGGTGGAGATTTGGAGATTGTTAATCTAAAAACTGTAGACATCAATCAAGACTCTAGTTTCATGAGATCGTTCTATGTCGGTCAAAATGTTGGTCAAGGAGACCAATCTTTTGAAGGCTGGAGCGGTTCTGTTGATGCTGAAGTCAAAGATTCTTCTATTGATGAAATGATTGACGCTCTCGTAGAAGACAATTTGAATGGTATCGGTGTTGGAGACTATACTTTCGTCCATACCGAAAACTATGCAGATGGCAGATCGAAGTCTTATGTTTACTTTGACTGTCAGTTCAAAATGAGTAAACATCAGGCTGGATTGAATGAAAAAATGACTAAAAAGTTAGATTTTCAGGCATCTGGTCGTAAAGCTCTGTAAACGGAACAGAGTTTTACATAACAGCGACTATAAACAAGGAGAACGGTTATGGCATTAGATGTGGTTAAAGTTACGCTTTCTAGCGGCAAAGTAGTTATCTTAAAAAAAATGCTAATTAAGCATCAGGAACAGGCAGCGTTATTGGTTGGAGATAGAGCCAATGATAATGGCGTTGTTTTTTCGATGCTTATGCAAAAAGAGCTTCTTAAATTATTGCTTCATTCTGTTAATGGAGTGGAATTGAAAGATGCTGATAAGCAAGTGTTAGACGATCATTTTGATATTGAAGAATATTATCAAATTAGTGGTGTTATCGGTAAATTGACGGGAAACGACAACAAGGGAAAGCCCATACTCGAAGTGGTGAAGTCTGGAGAATAGCCACTTGGATTTCACGCTATACGTCCATGACTCCAAAGGATGTATTTGAGCTTGAACCTTGGCAGTTTAAAGAGGTTTGCGATACACTTGAGTATATTCTCGTAAGAGAGAGCGGAAAAGGTGGTCAGTCTTGATTGCACAGGTTTTTAACGTACTATTCGAGTTAAAATTTGAAGCTGGAGAGGCTTTAACTCAATCTGCAAAGGTTCAAGAAGCCGTAACTGGTATTTCTGAAGCAGCAGATCAAGCGATCACGTCATTTCAAAAGCTCTCTATTTCAATGGCATCGTCTTTGACAGGTAGCCAAGCTGGAATACTTGGATTTGTTAACGCAGCTATTAAATCTGCTGATAAATTTGACCAAAGTAGAATCGCAATAGCAAATTTGCTTCCTCAGACAGCATCTTGGACTGATCGTTTGTCCGTTGCTGAAGATGTGATGCAAAATGTTAATCGTTTGGCTAGTGAGTTTGCACTTCCATCGGATGATCTATTAG